TATAAAAGACGATACTATTTCTTCTGAAGATAAAAAAGAAGCTTTGAGCCAGGCTCAGGAAATGTACGAATTAGAAATAAAAGACAGGGATTCGGCAAGAAAAAGAGAGGTTGAAGTAAAAAAAACAGGAAGTAAAGACATTATGATGCTTGCCACAGGTTTGGTTGGGTTATTTTCGTTTGTGTTTATTATATACGCTGTAGTTTACGAGCCTTCTGTAGCTAACAATGATTTATTTGTGCATTTAATGGGTATGATTGAAGGTGTTGTTATTAGTAACATTTTTGCTTACTACTATGGTACGAGTGCAGAAAATAGAAGTTAAAAATCATTACCTTTGTTGGGTAAACATAATAATTAAATGGCAAGAATTAGTTCATACGTAGATGCAAGTCCTGTTGTTGCAGCAGATAAATGGATTGGTTCCGATTCAGTAAACAAGCAGCAAACTAAAAATTTTACTGCGCAAAAAGTTGCAGATTTTATAAATAAAACAGGAGGAGAAGAACAAAACTTACGTTATACATACAATGATACGACAGCATATGTAACCGGATCAATTGCTTTTGCAAATGGTGGGGCTGCAAATGTTCCATTAAATAGTATTACAACTTTTAATGTTGGAGCTTTTGATTTAAGAAGCCCTACTAAAAACTTAGGGGATTTTATCACTAATGCTCTTGTGTCTTCAGAAATTTTATTAAGCGACTGTAGTGATATAGCTAATTGGGCTATTTATTCTTGGAATACAGCAGTAGTAACAGGAGTTAAAGGCGAGTATCAGGTAGGGTTAACATACAAAGCTGGTGGCGGTAGCTTAGTAGAGGGTAGGGATTATTTCATATCTTTGTTATCTAATGACTCCTCAATTTCAAATTTTACATTTGATTTAGATGGAAATTCATTAGTTTATACCGTTACTCATGGAATGGATAAGTTCCCTTCGGTATCAATTATTGAGGATGGGACAAATAGTCAAATATTTGGAAACGTAACATATAACAATTTAAACCAGTGTACTATTGCTTTTAGTAGTTTAGTAACCGGTAAAGCAACATTTAATTAAAATAATAATTATGGCAATAGGATATTTTAGTAACATCGATCTTAATAATAATCAACTAAAAGATTTTAAGGTTGATAATCAAACATCTGATCCAACAGGATTATCCGGTGAAGGGCAACTGATATACAGGACTGATACCAATCAGATGAAATACCACACAGGTTCTAACGCTTGGGTTCCTTTTGGTACGGTTACTTCTGTAAATATTAGTAGTTCTACAGGAACTATTACTGTTGGCGGTGGTCCAATTACTGATAACGGAACTTTAACAGTTAACTTACCTGTTACTGGGGTTACAGCTGGTTCATATACGAGTGCTGATATTACGGTAGATACTTACGGTAGAATTACTGCCGCATCTAATTCAGGTGGTGGAACAATGACTTCTTGGAAGATTGGTTCAACAACAGGAGCAGATCAAGACGTTTCCAATGGGCAAACTGTAGATATTGTTGGTGGTACTTATATTAGTGGAGCTATTGCAGGAACACGAACAGTAACTTTAAATCACGATAGTACATCGAGAACAGACACAACAAGTACTGCTTCTCCAGGTTCAGCGGGTACATTTACTAGTGTTGATGGGGTTACTACTAATTCCACAGGACACGTTACAGCTTTAAATTTAAAAACAATTACACTTCCTACATTATACTCTGGTTGGAGTTTAGATGGAGGTACAGGTAACGCTACAATATCAAACGGAGATACTGCTACTATTGTAGGAGGATTAAGTGGTAAGATATCTACAGCGGTAAACGGAGCAACTGATACGTTAACAATAACGCATAATAATACTTCAAGATCAAATACTACAGGAGCTACAACATTAGCTGCTGGAGGAACATTTGCAGTAGTTTCAACTGCAAGTTCAGACGCAACAGGTCATGTTACTGGAGTTAACACTCAAACATTTACATTACCAGCTTCATCAACAAGTTTACCGGTAAAAAATAGTGGAGGAGCTACTCAATTTACTTCTACTCAAGCAACAGGAGTTAGATTTGCGGCAAGTGGCGGAACATCAATAGCCTTTTCAAGTGCCACTCAGTTAGTGACCTTTAGTTCTACTGATAATAATGAAACATATACACTGCCAGTTTCTTCTGGTACTGCGGTTTCTGGTCATACAGTAGCAGACTTTAATTTAACAGCAGGAGGAACAGGCTCAGGTATAAAATCCAAAGTAACAGTTGCAGGTAAAAATAATAATATTTTAATAACAGAAACCACTGGTAACAATGGTGTTGTTAAAATTGCTTTAACAGATAATGTTACAATATCAGACAGCTTAACTGTTACGCAAGATGTTCAAGTAAACAATGACTTAGGTGTTTCAGGATCTGGTGCATTTACAGGCCAGGTTACTGTTCCAACAGCAAATACAGGAACAAGCGCACCAAACTTAGCTCAAGTAGAATTACTTATTGCAGGAGTAGGTGTTTTCCAAGGATCATATAATGCTAGTACTGGGCAAGCCTCAGCAGGGCCAATAAGTGGAGCAAGTAATATTGCTCTTAATTTAGGGGATTACTTTGTAGTCTCAGTTGCAGGTAATAACGGAGGATATTTCTCAAACTTAGAACCTGGTGATTTTATATTTGCTAATGCAGATATTGCGGCAGGATCAAGTCCAGCAGCTTCAGCATATACAGTTGTCCAGGCAGATGCCAACATCGCAGGTTCTGGTAGTACAGACGGTGGAACAAATAAAGGTGTTTCCGGATTTGATTCAGCTAACTTTACAGTAAGTTCTAATGGTTGGGTTCAATTAAACAATCAAGGTACGGCAGGTAACTACGGAGATGCTAATGAAACAGTAACTCTTGCGATTAATGCAGACGGTATTGTTACTTCAGCTTCAGAGCAAGCAATTGCAATTACAGCATCTCAGGTAACTGATTTCTGTACAGCGGTTGACGCTTGTGTTGCCGATAATGGTGTAACTGCTAATATCGGAAATGGTTCTGCTACAGCATATACTATAGATCATAATTTAGACACAAGAAATGTAATAGTAGCGTGTTACAGGAACTCTGCTCCTTTTGACACAGTCATGTTGGATGTAGAAAGAACAACTCTAGATCGAGTTACTTTAAGAACAACAGCTGCTTTAACTTCTAATCAAGTTTCGGTTATTATTACTAAAGTAACATAGTAGTACATAACGTTTTAAAACAAATCAAATAGATGGCATTAAAATTATTATTTTAGCAATATATAAATAAGGATGGCAATAGAATTTTTAAATAATGCATACTTCTCTTCAAAGGTTGGTATAGGTACTGATACGCCTGTATATAGTTTAGAAGTTAATACAGATTCAAACGGATACTCTTTAGTTTCCACTTTTCCTTCTGGTCCGTCAGTTGGTATCTATAACGGTACTAATGGAGGACAGGGAATAGGTACGGTAAATAATTACCCAATGCATTTATTTACCAATAATTCTGCTCCTCAGTTAACGCTTAGTACGTCTGGCAACGTAGGTATAGGGACGACTAGTCCTGACGCAAAACTTGATATAGAAGGAGACTTTGAAGCAGGTTATGCTCTTAAATTTACAAATACAAAAGGAACAGGGAGTGTTTCAGGATTTAGAAGTCACGGAGTTAATGGAGAGGTTACTTCATTATATCGCAACTCTACTGAAATACAAGGGTGGAATGAAAATGGAAACTCTTATTTTAACAACGGCAACGTTGGGATTGGGACGACTAACCCATCTTCACAATTTAATGTACATAAAAATGCATTGTCTCCGGCTGTAATAGAACTATCAAATAACGTAAGTTCAGGAGATAATGGTAGTATTGTTGCTCAAATAAAAGCAAATACAGTTAATGAAGAGTTAACTCGTATTGAAACACAAAACTCTTCAAATAGTCATGACAATGGTAATCTATTATTTTATAATAGAAATGGATACACTAATACGTTTGCAGAAAGTATGCGTATTAGTGGAGAAGGCAACGTAGGTATTGGAACGACTAGTCCTGATTACAAACTAGATATTGATGCGGGGTATGTAGGTACAAGTCTAGGATATGGAATAATGATAGGTACTTCAAATTCAGGTAACAACTATGCTAAAATAATTAGTGTTGATGAAAGCTCTGGACAAGTTGGAATTGCTTTTCATACGACTACAGATGGAGGTACTAACTTACCAGAGAGGATGCGTATTGATAATGATGGTAACGTCGGGATCGGGACGACTAGTCCTAGTGAGAAACTTGATGTTGATGGTAATGCTTTGGTTAGAGGGGATATAGTATCTAGAGACACTTACCCTTCTATATTTGTAGACCACAGCGGAACTGTAATGGGAGGAATTAGAGCTGACGCTACAAATAAATTAGAGTTAAAAACATTAACTACAGCTCCTATAGTTTTTCAAGTTAACAGCTCTGAAAAGATACGTATTCTTAATAACGGTAACGTAGGGATCGGGACGACTAGTCCTGGTTCTACACTTTCAGTTAATGGAGCTATTT